GTATTAGGTCGATTGAAATCGAAAAATAATCCATATTTGAGATGTAGTCCTAAACTATACCATGCGTAGATTAGCATATAGACTCCCTTCATAGAATTGTCTTCAGCGGTTCCATATTTGCCTGACGTTTGTAAGCCAGGTACACCAAATAGATCGCCATTAATACTAAGAAAAGGAAACATCTTGTCAGTTAATAAAGATCTGACTACTTTCATAGTCTCTTCAGTATAACCTTGGTGTTCCAATACATTGCAAACAATAGTGTTGACTGCCCTACTAACATCAGGAGGTATAGTCAAATCAAATGACGAATAATCACCTTCCATAATGAAAGGAGAAAAGTCTACTAAGTTATGATAAAAATGACCTGCATTTGCGTGCATGTTTATTCCTACCGATGTGCAATAGACTTCATTTAACTCAACCATACTCGTGTATAGAGGAGAAAGAAACATTCTTTCCACTATATATGATGGGGTAGTTCCAGCATAAAAAACTCTTGTTTTTCCTGCTATAACTTTAGCTTCTGGTCTAGGTTCATCTTTAAGACAACCTATAAAGATAGGATTACTTGTTTCATCCTTAGCCAATATGTTAATAGTATCGATGATCATTTGTTTAAGCTCAGACGTAGGTTCACGTATATCGTCCTCAACTATGGGCAAATGATCACCCTTCACACCAGTTAGTCCAAAACCTGCAGAAGATGTAGCTTTAACACGACGTAAAAAATCATCATGTTTAGCCCCATTTACAGCGGTTTCTAGATCAATTGGTTGCCATTTAGGCGTATTATTCTCATCGAGACCCCTAATGATAAAATCGGTGTATTCCTTAATTGCTAATTTAGCAATTGACGGATTAAGACCTTTCTTCTCATTATTCATGGTTCTCAAGGCAACATTAAATGGATAAACATATTTTCCACACGACATGCCTGGTTTTAACCTTGGCTTGAGGTAGTTAATTGTTGGAAAATAATTATTTTTAATAAAAATGTTCTCCACTGATTTAGCCATTTTTGGCTTATACAGAGATGATTTTTTATTGACCATAACCTTGCCTGGGATTTTACCAAAGTAAGTTAAATGTCCTAAATCTTCATAGTGGACAGGAGACCTACTTATTGGATCTTCTAGAATAGGAAAGTGTTGGCCTTCCGACGCTGGGCAAAAATAAGGGGACATTCCTTGCAAAGTTTCCATTGCTGAGAATAATTCCTCCTTTATTATTGGTATTGCGTAACAAGAATTATTTGTTTTGCATCCCGCGAAGTGTAGACCGTAGACAACAGTTTTGCGTCCGTGATATCCTGTAAGTGGAGTACCACATTCACCAACTGAATGGTCTTCCCAAAGATAATTGAAAGCACGATCGACCTTGATATCTGGTACCATAGGGTTCGTAGCTATTACTTCGGAATTTTGGAAAAAA